TGCCCATGCTTTTTCTTCTTCAACACAGTCTTTGAACATCTGTATCACAGTTTTTTCTGTGCCTTTGATTGCTTTTGTCATTTCAGGATCATCACCTTTGTACCATGCTTTTAATACGTGTGTGGACAAGTTAAGGTGTGTGGCCTCATCTCTTGCAATCAACGATAATATTTTTGCAGACCCTTCCATAAGTTTAAGTTCACCAAATGCAAAAGTACAGGCAAATGAAATATAGAAACGTAAACCTTCTAACAAGTTCACTGTCATCATAGCCAAATACAATTGTTTCTTAAGATCTAATACATCGCCTTTGCCTTTGACAAAGTAGTCTTCTGCCATTTTTCCAAACTTGTCATATTCTCCTGTGACTGACTTTGCTCTTTTCAATATTTCTTTATCGTTAAGAATTGTATCAAACACTTCAGTGGGGTCTGGATAGATATTTTTAATTATGTGTGTGTAAGAACGTGAGTGTATTGCTTCAAAGAAATCCCAAGTCACAATACATCCTTCTAGTTCAGGATTAGATACGTAAGGCAAAAACATAAGACTTGGTCCTCTGCCTTGTACACTATCTAATAATGTTTGATATTTCAAATTAGAAGTAAAAATGTGTTTCTGTTCTGGCCTAAATGTTTGATAGTCTGATCTATCTTTTTGTAAACTTACTTCTTCTGGTCTCCAAAAATAGCCAATCATGGTTTGATTAAGTTTGTCAAATTGTGGATACTTGAATGTGTCGTATCTTTGTACGCCACCATCCTCACCAAAGAACATTGGTTGTTTAGTGAAATCGATATCCTTCTGGTTAAAAACAGTTTTTGTCATAATAATTTAAGTTAAATTGTGCAGGCCTCACACTCACCATCTTCGTCTGCGGTTGTACTTATCTTAGTTGCTCCATTTACCCCATTTAATAAATTAGGATTTTCTGGCTCTAAAATAACGTCTTCACCTTCGTCTTCTTGTGTGGCGCCTATACCTGCAGGTTGCACTTCTTCTTCCTCCCCTTTAAAGTCATAAGTGTTTTGATAATATGATGTTTTCCAACCATACTTGTAGGTATTCAACATGTCCTGTGCCATTACCGATAGTGGCACTTCGTTGTTTTCAAATTGTAATGGATTGTAACTCCAGTTTCCACTAATTGCTTGGTCAAAATATTTCTGCATCATTGCAACCACATTTATATAACCTTCGTTACTTGGCATGTTCCATAACAAAGTATAATCATTTTTTAATTTAGGAAAGCCTGGAACAATCTGTTTCAGTGGTCCTTTTTTACTTTTCTTAATTGACAATAATGCTCTTGGTGGTTCAATACCATTGGTTTCGTTACTAACAACGGAAGAACTTTCACTAGGCATTTGTGCTGATAGTGTACTGTGTCTTAGTCCGTGTTTGGCAATGTCTTTTCTTAAACTTTCCCAAGCCATTCTTTGTTTGTGCGGTACAATATCATCAATCTCTTTTTTATAGTGATCAATTGGCAGTAAGCCGTCTGCATATTTTGTTCTATCAAACCCTTCACATTTGCCTTTTTCTTCAGCAAGATTACAACTTGCTCTCAGCAAATGATATTGAAATGCTTCAGATAGTCTATCTACAAGATCCCATGCTTTAGGGTCTGAGTATTGTACACCATGTTTGGCAAGATAGTGTGCTAAACCAATATATCCAATACCTAAACTTCTTCTTGCTTTAGTAGATACTTCTGCCGCTTTCACAGGATAATCTTGATAATCGATAATTTGATCAAGTGCTCTCACACTAAGATCACATAAGTTTTCTAACTCTGCTACATCTTTTAAGGTTCCAACATTAACAGCGGAAAGAATACAAAGTGCAATTTCTCCTTGCTCATCATCTATATGTTGTATAGGAGTTGTAGGTAATGTAATTTCTTGACATAGGTTAGACATAGATACTTTGTCTTTGAAACTACTATGTGAATTTGCATGATCAATATTCATGATGTAAAGCCTGCCTGTTTCTGCTCTCTCTTTTAAAAGATCAAAAAATAGATCTTGTGCCTTAACAGTTTTTTTAGGAATAGTTTTATCTTTTTCGTATTTCAAATATAAGTCATCAAAATCCTCAGTACCAAAAGCATCATACAATCCTGGAGCCATGTGAGGTGATATCAAACTGATATCTTCGTCAGCAATAAATCTTTCATAAAACATTTTAGAGATCTGTATTGAATAGTCCATACGTCTTACTCTGTTGTCTTCTGTGCCTTTGTTGTTTTTAAGTACAAGTATATCTTCAATCTCTGGATGCCATATCGGGAAGTGTACAGTTGCATTTCCGCCACGCACACCATTTTGTGTGCAACATCTCACAGTTGATTCAAACTTTTTAAGGAATGGAATAACACCTGTGTGTTGAACTTCACCGCCTCTGATTTTAGAATTTATACCTCTAATCCTACCTGCATTGATTCCAATGCCGGCCCTACGTGCGACATAGAGTCCGATAGCCATGTCACTAGAGAAAATACTAGGTAATGTATCGTCTGAATCCACAAGTACACAACTTGCGAACTGACGAATAGGAGTCCTAACGCCAGACATGACAGGAGTAGGTATATTAATTTTGTGTTGACTGATAGCGTCATAGTATTTTTTAACATAGGTCATCCTTGTTTTGGTTGGATATTCAGCAAACAACGTTGCCGCGATCATCATATACATGTCCTGTGGAGTTTCATATATCTGTCCTGTGCTTCTGTCCTGCACAAGATACTTGTCTACCACTTGTCTCAAACCTGCATAGGTGAAACTTAAATCACGATCTCTACGGATCCATGTGTTTAATTTTTTTAATTCTGTTTTGCTGTATTTTTCAACAATGCCTTTGTCGTACACACCTAGTCTAATATTTCTTAAAATTAATTTTAATAACGGAATGTATTCGTATTGACCATGTGCTTCTTTTCTCACATCATAAGATAGCAGTCTTGCCGCGGCGTATTGATAGTTTGGTGCTTCCAAACTGATAAGATCATTTGCAGATCTTACTAAAACATTTTGAATATCTTTGGTTGTCATGCCATCATAGAATTGTATGTTGGCGTTCATTTCAATTTGAGAAGCAGACACACCAGGAAGATTTTCACACGCCTCTTCAACGACGAAATGAATTTTGTTTATATCCAACGGTTCTAGTCTACCATCCCTTTTTTGCACCTGAATAGTACTAGAGTTGGTTGTTGTCATTATGCCTTTTATATTTTTTGTTTTGATTTTTATTTTTTGTGTATCCATATTTATCTAAACTTCTGTTTTGTTGTTTTTTTCAATTTTTTTATCACCATCATAAGAACAAAACTAGGTTGCCGTTTTGCATTTTTATTTTATACTAATATTATGATAAAAAAACTTTTTTGTCTACGGTTTTAATTATCACAACTAGCGATTTAAGTAGTCTATTAGGTACTTTTCTAACGCAAGATACTCAGTTGCATGATGATGATGCATGTATGGATCTATTTTATTTTGTTCAACAGGTGATAATGTATCATACATGAACTTATTACCACAAAATTCAAAAAGATTAATAATATTTTTGTTATTGTTAATTAGATCTAGTTTTTCAAATCCTTTATAACCCGCTAAATGTTTATGATCAAAGTTGTTGCACATATCAAAAAACAAATATTTTATATTTTGTGATTCAAAAAAAGATGCCAATGCAATAATTTCTGTAAACATCTTGTCCCAAGTAGATCGCACATTAGGAATCACACCATAATAATTTTCAATTAACTGTTTGACTTTGTCTTTGGAAATGGATTTGTCCAATTTATCGAAATCTATATATTCAGGATGTTGCATACTGTACCAGGTGCCGTCAATGATCACATCTTCTTTACCTAATGCTAGTTCCCATCTACTGGCCAACGTGATTGGAATGATGGCCATTTTTGGATTACCAAAAGACGCACAGTATTCAATTGATGTTCTTAGTGTCCTTTGAAAACTGCCACCCAATATTGATATGTTCATTGTTTTAGAGCAATCGATGGACTGAAGAAAATTTTGAGAAGGTACCCACCTGTCGGCAAAACTGCAACCGTTTAATAATAACATAATGTTGTTTATGCTATGATCGTTGTGGAATAGTCAATTGTGGCGTCGGTACCACTGCTGGTAGTTGTGAATTTAAATGCAACAGTTTCTGAACCAGATGTAGAATCTTTGTCGTCAAGCACAGCGGTAAGTGTAACTCCTACACTACTTCCGCTTTCTGTGAAAGTATCATCAAAACTTACTGCGGTTGTCGATGCACTTATAACAAATTCGCCTGTTCTGTCTAGTGTGCCTCTCACAATTTTATATTTTATTCTAATTCCTTTTCCGTTAAGAGCAGGATATTCATTGATAGTGGTGGCCGTCGATGTGTTGTCTGCGAGAGTCTGTGATTTGATTGCTTTGGTCTGTATACCTATTCCTTGCAATTCTGGAGCGGCATTAAGTTCTGAACTGCCATCAGATCTACGCGAGTCTGATCTTTCAAAGAAGTCCATGACACTGCTACATTCATCGTTGTCATATTGTATCACAGGAACTTCGTTTACACTGCCTACTCCTTCAAAGTTATTTGCAACAGTGGAACTGTACCAGTTTCCGTATGATATAACATTTCTTGTGCCTATGCCAGTTGTGGTGCTAGATGCTTTCACATAGATTGCCTGTTGTGAAATGCTACTCCAATTAGAACTGATAAATTGTATGTCTCTTGGTCCAATGTCAAGACCACCTGTGGATCCGTCCATGCTTTCGCCAAGTATGGCGCCGTAGTAACCAGTACTGAAATCGCAATTGTTAAATCTCACATTGGTCGTGTTGTGACTGATATCTACCAGTCTCGCAAATCCAGTTATTTGACATTGGTTAAAAATTATATTTGAAGATGCCAATCCAGACTGTGCTCTCACTGTGACGCCTTTAGAATTTGAGTCATCAGTTTTTGAACTGTCAGCATCAAAACTTCCCAAAATTTTACACTGATTGATATACACATTAGATACACAATCTAAGGACAAGCCACCGTAAGGTGCATTGGTCTTGAATGTTAAATTGGATAATTGAATTTGTTGTGGAGTAGTTGCACTTGAACCACCTATACTGCCAAACCCTTGCCCGTCGTCGTCTTCTGTTACTGCAATGGCACTGTTTGCTGTGTTACTGATTATTGTTTTATCAAGACCTTCGCCTTGTAAATGAGCAAAAGGTGGTATGGTCAAACTGGCTGTAATTTTGTAAATGCCTGCTGGAAAAAATAGTATTCTTCTAGATCTTACGTCATCTTGATCTGTGCTGTCGCTGTACAATTCGTCTAGTGCTCTTTGAATGGCCGCTGTGTCATCAGTAGAGTTATCGCCTTTGGCATCGAATGCTTTAACACTTACACGATCGTCTAATACTTGTTGTAATGTTCTAGATACATCGCCAGATGCACCGGTCACAATTGGAGTTGAATCTCCTAGGTAACCTTTGTACGTGTATGTGAGAGCACTTGAAAAAGTTGAAGTGCCCGCAGTCATTATTTCTGTGTTGCCAACTGCTGGCGCACCATCAGCCACTGTGCCGTTTCCGATGTAAAGACGTTGCTCGTCTACCACCCAACCCAACTCTCCAGCCGCTAATTGCGGTAAATCAGTCTTTAAACCGCGTCTGTGTTGTATTCTAGATATCTGAACAATAGGCATAATGCAGTTATTTATTACAGTATTAACTTGTAATATTGTTCAAGTTTTTTATACCATTCACTGGTCCAGTGCTCATAACGGTCAATTTCAAATGTTTGAAACTCATTGTTTTGAGTGCAAATAAACACGCGACCAGTTTTGATATCTGTTTCGTACAATTTATTGTGTGCTTCAGAATAAGCCACCAACTGCAAAAAATAGTCTTCAATCCACTCTTTCTTTTTAAGTTTACGTGACTGCTTAAAGTCGCATATGGCAGGCTCACCTTTATACACTGCAACAAGGTCAGTCGTGCCTGCGTACAGTTCTGGGTAGTGTAGACTAACTTCTGATCCCCATACTTCGGTTATGTCCTTCAATCCGTTGTCAATAATCACATTTGCCATGGTGTGTGCTTTTTGCTGTATCAGATTTGAACCAGGTTTACGTGCTTCTCCTTTGACATGTTTCTCTAAACTTCGATGCATCACAGTTCCAATGTTGGCTGACTCTGTGGCTATGCGTTTTGCTTCTTGTTCGCCTACTCGCTTACGCCAGGCATTGAGTGCTGTCATATCTTTTGTGGCAGACAGCACAGTGGTAACACTAGGCACAGTTCTTCCATCTGGAGTTTCATAATGTCGCTTACCGTTGCGAGATGCTTTACTTAATTCATCATATTGGTAGCGTTGCACATAAGCAATTCCTTTGCTTTGCAGTGCTTCTGGTGGTATTTTCATTACTTAATTATAACTTAACTAAGGTTTTGTGTCAAGGCTTGTTCTAAATCTGGCAACAATCTTCGCCAAGTATTTTTTCCTCTGTGTTTGTCTTGTGTGTCGTTGTATCTTATAAATGCTTTTTGAAAGTGGATTTTCTTTTCGTTGGACATAATGTTTTGTTTTAAGTTTGTTATCTGGTTGTTGTAATATTTTGTTATAGTTGAAAACTTTTTAAATTGTTCACTTGACTGTTCTAACTTATTTGCTATCTTATCTTTATACTCTTTAGGTAATATATCATAGTTACAGATTGTTGGATAATGAACTTGTGCCATCCAGGAAATGCCAAACTGCTTTTCAAAATTACCATCACTAAATTCTAACCACCATTTTATAATATCATCTAACTGGTCTATGTTCAATAATTGAATTGCTGGACTTAATGTAATATCACCGTTGGTTCCTAATAAGTTTTTATAAAACTGTAAGTTTTCACAAATTTTTTTAAAGTTGCTAGGATATCTTATGTATTCGGTTCGTTCACCAATTCCATCAACACTTGCCCATACTGTCCACTTTTTTAATTTAGGTAACCACTTTGTTAAGTTAGGATTTACATTTGTAAGATTTGTGGTAAGAGTGATAGACAAGTTTTTTAGCGTATCTCTTTGTTCTAAGTATTCAAACAGTTCCCAAAACTCTGGAATTACAGTTGGCTCTCCACCAATTACTGTAAGTTTCCTAATGTTCTTAGAAACGTATTCAAATAACTTGTTTTTGATTTTTGGATTTTGAAACCATCTGTATTCTACAGATAAATTGTTGGTCCATATATTAACATTACCGCTTTCTTTATAAACCCAATCAAGAAAATCTTTGTTGTCTTTTCCTATTTCAAGAAGTTCTTTTCCTATTTGGTTTGAGTATTGTTGTCCACACATTTTACATTTTAGATTGCAAAGATTGCCAAGATGTAATTCCATTGTTGTAGGCATAATATCAACTGAACCATCCTGTTTGGTCAAAGCAAAGTTTTTTTCCATGTTGTGTGTTTCACGCATAGACTTGTAACCTCTGGCCTCTTGATCAACACACTTAACACAGGCTGATATTGGTTCGCCACGTATCATTTTTAATCTTGTTTGTCTAACATCATTGGAGTTCCAAGTATTTTTTAATGAGTTGTTATTGATGTGTAATCGATTGCTGTTTTTATCTATGATATCATGCATTGTAGCACAACAATATCTAAGGCTACCACTCATGTGAATGTATTGATGATTCCAAAGTTTTGCACAATAAGTCTTACTCATTATTGTATTCCGCATACGTTTTCACAAGTTCTTAATGCAGTAACTCTACCTTGTGTAGATTGTGCTAAAAATTTAAAGTAAGTGCCTCCTAATATTTCTTCTAATGATCTTAAATTTATATTTGCACCTGCATAAAATTTTCTAAGCACTTGAGGGCCATGTATATTTAAATCTCCTAACCAACAGCATGGAGTCACATACCCGTTGGCGTGTAAAAATATTTCAACGTTATTATTTGAAAATGAATGGCACTTTATTTTTTTAACTTTAACATGCTCTACTTTCACGTCTCTTTTATTATCCACATCTATTATCTTTTTATTTTCAGGTTTCTCAAGAGCATATGAATCAATTTGTATTTTGTCTCTTTGCAACCATGTGCCTTTTGCATCAAAGTCGTCCCATCTTGTTGTGGCTTTCTTATTGAATCTACTAAATCCTAACTTTTTGCTCAACTGTTCAGCGGTATCTATCTGATGCTGATTGTGTTTGAACACCAAAAAATCCCAATGGGCAGTACCTCCTGCATTTATAAAACTTTCAACGTTTTCAAACAGTTTGCTCCATTTAACATTTCTTCTATACAGGTGATTAGTGTCTTCTAATCCGTCAATGGAAAAAATTACTCTCACACCAATTTCAGCCAAACTTTTGTAAAATTCTTTGTTACGTGCTCCGCCATTTGTGTTAATTGATAGGTCGACTTTTTGATTGACAGATTTCACATAATCATAGATTTCTGCACACTCGGGATTCATAGTGCCATCGCCAACATTACCGCACGATCTAAATCGCCATAAATTTTTGATGACTCTTGGCCCAATTTTATTTTTGATCACTTCGAGAGTTGTATGACTGTTGTTGGTAATGTCCTTATTTAAATTTTGTTCAGAGTCAAATCTTGCACACATCGGACAAGCGGCATTACAATAATTGCTTAGTTCAGCATTGATATGATTGATCCCATCAACTGTGATGTAATTGCTAGACATGTAGATAATTATTGTTTACTGTCTACGTTTCATTGCAGACTTGGCCATCTGCTTAACTTTGTCTGTGCTACCTTGATTGTCAAAATCCATTTCGGGATTGTCTTCAGATTCCTTGTCTGTTTTCACAACGATTTTTTCTTGGTTAAAATCTGCAATCATGTTCTTCAAAGTTTTACCAGTATCATACATCTGTTTGAATACATCGTAATTGAAAGCAGGATATCCTGTGTTGTTCATAATGCTTTGCACTGCATCAAAACTGATTTCTGTTGCCTGATCTTTTTCGTTAGCATCACCCTGCATGTTCAACAGTGTGTTAACCAGTGCCGACTCTAAATCTTTGTTTTGAAATTCGTAAAATCTCACGGGATTATTTCCCCGCTAGTTTACCGAGGATTCTGTTTGATGCTTCAAACACTTCTTTGGATTCTCTTTGTTCTCTGCCTTCTGGTTCTGTGCCACCTGCTTCAGCATCAGAGGCCCCAAACTCGTCTGACTCTTCATCGCTTTCGGAGTCTAGTGAGTCTAGGTCTGTGTCCATATTCATTGAGTCATCTGCGCCGATGGTATCAGTGGCAACTTCCTCTCCGGTCAAAATTCTTACACCGTTATCTAACTCTTGTCTAGTTGTTGTGAGTGTTGCCTCTGCCTGCTCAATTGCCGGCTGGATCTTTTGCATGAAAGCATCAGCCTTGTCTGCTCCCATCTCATCTCTGATTCTGTCTGCTAGTTCTAACATACCTTCTGTTTTCATTGTTGCTAGATCTTCCAAGTAACCTGTAACTTTGTCCATCATGTCCTTGGCCGCTAATATTAATTCTGATTGTTCTTCTACACCTTCTTTGGTTAACATTTTACTTACTAATTTTTTCTCATCTTGACCTAAAGTCAAGCCTTTATCTAATTTGTCTTTGGCACTAATGGCCTGTGCCGCCGCAGACTTTTCTTTTTCACCGTACTCTGTGATGGCCTGATTGACAATATCCAACATCATTTGATTTTTTTGATAAGCATCATCTTTTAATTCATGTCCAAAATGTGTGTTTTGTGTGATATTGTGTATTTTTGTTCTGATATGATTTGCTGTGTCTTCTAATTCTTCTTTTGTAAACTTGTTAAGATCCATTGTTTGGTTGAATCTTGACTCAAATTCTGATAATAATGATTCTGATGTAACTGGTTTTGTAAGTTCTAAACTCTTCATACTGTTTTATTTATTATCTAGCCTTCAAAGGTTGAATGGAAAATATCTTGTATTTTCGCTTTGTATTCGTCCGCTAGACGGTGTGCGTCCTCCAATCGCTGTTGATATATTTCTGCCTGTGCTTCGTTGTGTTCTTTTTCAGCAAGTTTAATCATGGACTTTGAACTTTGTATTTCAAACAGTTTTGAAGCAAAATGTGTGTCATACTCTATCACGTTCGCAGGTGCAGGCAAGCCTTCTGCAATGTGATGTGCCACAAGAATTGCAGTTTGTTTAAGGCTGATGTCTTCAAACAGTATCTTGGCCTCCATCATGTCTGCGATCACATACACATATCTTGTTCCTGTGTATTTTTTAGGGACAATGGCTATGTTGCCAATTAAAATACCTTTGGAAAATTGTTTGGGTAGATGACGAAAAGGCCTCTTAGCCTCTTCTCGTCGTGCGAGTTCAGCCAACTTATGCTTCAATCCATAAGCCTCTATTTGCTTTACCAGTTCTTGTTTATTTTTTGAAACCATCACGCACAAATCTTATGCGTCTATTTAAAGCATATTGCACATCGTTGTCAAGTTTTTTACGTACAAATATGGCCTTGTCTGCCAACATTTGTGCTAATTCTATCTCTTGTGGTTCTAGATCCGTTTTACGAAAAGTAGCGTCAGAGTGGTTGCGTATGAAATCTAGTTGTTCTTTGGTCACATACACTTTCACCTTGGGTGCAATTTGTATAAACATATGTTGGATTGGTAATTGTAATTATCTTAGCCAGGCATTTTCATCAGGATAACAACCACTGTTGATAGTAATCCTGCTACCACTGTGCCGGCAGTGGCAATGATAGTTTTTGTTTGACTCTTATGACCTGCTGTCATTTCTTCATTCATCTTACCTAGACGAACCTCAATCGCACTCAGTCTATCGTGTAGGCCTTTGTATCTTTCAGAACAAAGATCCACGTGTGCTTCTAGGTTAGTTTTTTCTAAATCAGTTGTACTCATATAATTTTTTATCTCATTTTTGAGGCTTCGTACCTCGAATATTAGAGCCTGTACATTTGCCTGATCCATTGCCTTTGCGAGCCTTGTGTTTTGCCTTAATCAAATACTATTTATTATGAAAACCAGCGTAGGAAAAGTATGTGTTTAATGTGTGTGCGTCGGTGGTTAAAAATGTACTGGTAGGAAATGTGGCAGTTTCTTTGCAGAAATTAACCACAGGCACCAGGTGGAAATCTTCAATCAACTGTGCCGTGGGCACAGATTCATCCCCGTAAACATTCAATTGCTCCACAAAAAATTGAAAATGCCAACTGTTCTGTTTGCCTTCGTAGGCTGACCCAAATGCTGAATTGCCTAGAGTATCGTTTATTCTCATGGGAGATTTATCCCATGTGATGTTACCTCTCATCTGGAGTAACTGTAACATGGTGTTAAAATTACTGTTTTGATTTTTAGCAATGGCCAGCGTTTCTTTGTTGTGTACAACTTCATTGGCTTTGGTTTTGAAAGGAAATGTTTTTTGTAGATTTCCGTTGTCAGTGATATCAACCAGGGTGTGGACTCTGAATTCGTACATTAGTCTTGGTACTCAACTTGGCTCCAATATTGCCAGTCAGGCTCTAGATATTCATCTAACTGTTTTTGCCTTTGTGGATTGTCTCGTAGCCATGCTTTGAGTGTTTGTACTCCTTTGTCTTCTAGTTTTTTGACGTCAGGCTTAGAATGTCTTAGTGCTCGCTCGTGCGGAATGTTGCCATAGCAAAGTAGACCATGTTTTTTTGCAAAATTAATAATTCTGTCATTGAGTCCGCTGTCACATTTGATAAGATGTTGTGGTTTGACTTCTTGCATAACATCGTGTAATCTAAGCGTGCCACGTGTGAAGTGAGGCCATTGTGTCATTATTTTTTCATTCGTCCACCAAGTGTACCATGGCATGAAATAAAACATGTCTTTGATACCGGACCACCAACGGTCTGCTGGATTTCTTATTAGTGTGAATATTTCACTTTGATCTTCGTACTTGTCAAAAGGTGGCTGTTGTAATATTATCTCAGGATTGTAATCTCGCCATAGCCAACGTTTGATGTTTCTGCCTGCACTGACATCATGGTTCAAAAAACGCATACGTTTTAGATTTGTGAATGCCTTTGGCATGTGTTCTTCTTTTGGCAGTTGATATATCCTAGGAGTTTTGTCTCGTAACTTGGAATCTGCACTAAGGATTATTTTAATGGCTTCGTCTAGATGTGTTGGCATGTGATTATTTACGCAAAGAAAAAAGGGCGAACCTAATTAAAGATCCGCCCTTTGGTAAACTACTTACCGAAGACTGAATTATTATACAGCCGCCGCAGTTAAGATACCGATGTCAGTTGCTGTTACTGTTGCACTACTGATAGTGGCTGTAACGCTACCTGCACCGTTCAACGCTCTGATGTCCGTTTGTAACGTTCCACCTGATATCAAAGTACCTAGAGAGTCTGTTCTAACTGTGTAAGTTTTCTGTGTGTTTGAATCAACTAACGGTCCTTCTGAAAGGATGTTTATGTGCTGTCCAATAACTGCTCTTACTGCCTCTAAACCTGCTGTTGCAGATCCAGATGATAAGTCGCTAGTTTCAGCAGACATGTCGTTGATAAAGTCCACAGTGAAGGAAGATGTTTCTACACCTTCTAGTTCAGTATTAGTCACATGACTAAAGTTGTTTTTGCTTATTGGCATATTAGTTTCCTCCTATTCTGCTATTATTACGCTCCAACTGAAGTGTCACCCATATCTCTATCAGCCGCTGTTGCAGATGATATAGTTGCTGTAACTTTGTCAGGTGTTAGTGCATTCAAGGCTCTAACTGCCGCCTGAATTGCCGCCACTGTCGTTGTAGAACTAATTGTATCTAAAGAGTCTCTTCTTACCATGTAAGTTTGTTCTGTGTTTGAGTTTGACAAAACGCCTTTACCCAAGATGTTAACACCTTGGTTTTGGATTGCTTCCATTGATAATTGAAGACCCGCTGTGTTCGCCGATGCAAGAGGGTGAGTAACTTCTGCGTTCATCGCTGAAATGTAATCAACAGTAATGAAGTCTACTTCAACACCATCTGCCTCGTGTGCTGTGTTTGGTGAAACAAAATTTCCGTGTCCACCTGCCGGTAATGTTCCGTCGTAAGCCATTGTTTATTCTCCTTTAACTAATGATTACAGTTCTAAGTTTTCGATCTTAGCAGTTGTGCCAGAATCGTTTAAGTCAATACTGTCGACAGTACCAAGTGCTTTTAAAGCCGCTAGTAATGTTCCAACAGATGATCCGTCTGCACCTGATTCAGTGAATGTAAAAGTTCCACCTGAACTTGCTGGTGCTCCAACGAACATGTCTGTTCCTTCGACAATATATGTTCTAGACGCATTAGTATCAAACAATGGACCAGCACCTACGATGTTACCGTATACTCTGACCGTGTTTTCGATCGCGTTCTGCGTTTCGTTTTTTGCTTGGTGATTCGCTAACTCCTCACCTGCATCAATCGTGATGAACTCTAACTCTTTACCTAGTAAAGAACTGTTGTCAGCCGCCACGAATGTTGTGTTGTTTTCAGTTGCCATTTTTAATCCTCCTTTTTCTCTGATTATAATGACCCTGACACCGCTCCGGTGTCAATTGCTATTATTTAGTGGTAATATTGGTAAATTAAGCGATATTATTAAGAAAAACTACTTTTTTTTGGCTCTTTGATGTATATTCTGGAAAAGTTTTACAAAAGTATAACCACCTTTTACAATGTCGTCCACCATGCGGATTATAGGTGAGTAGGCCTGCATAACCGGAGCAGGCACGGCCTTGCCTTGCTTGACTAGGTCAGCGGCAATTTTAGCACGTCTTACATTGCCAGCACCTGTCAACAGTCGATAACCTGTGAATTCATCAGGGGTAATTTCAGCACCAGGCACGGTTCTTTCTGCATCAATTACATTATCTAGTTCTAGTTTTTGCTTGTCAGCAAATTCTTGTGCTTTTCTTTGTAAATCCGTTCCTGACAGTTTTGCCTTTAAGGCCTGCAAAAGTCTTGTAGTGGTAACTTTTTTTCTTTTATTATCTAAAGCAGGATAGTCAGCGATGGCCCTACGAAGATTTTTGTAGTCCATGTTGGTTATGCCTAACGATCTTTCAAGACTTGTTAAAAAACCAAAAGCATTTTTGAAGTCACGAAGATATCTTCTCAAAGCCAACACAGGCACGGTCTGTCTTTGTCTTAGTGCCATAGCAACATTCTTGTTGGCTAACTTTTTAGTAATTTCAGGATCACCTGCTACCACTGCCAACATGTTGTGGAGATCATTAGATGTGGTTCTAACTCTATCAAAAGTGCCATATGTCAATGTATCTCTGGCATAATTTTGTACAAATCCTTGTGTTTGTTTGAAATTTTGCAATAGAGTCAATGTTAAAAACGCAAGGTATATACGTTCTGTGATTTCCTGAAATGTGTATCTTTGTAGATCGCTTTGCCTTCTTACAACTCTACCTTCAGATACATACTGTAAAAAAGGTGTTAACATACACATATTTATAGACTATATGCAACGAAATTTTATATTAACGGACATAATGAAGACAGGCTTTCATGTAGACCTAGAAGATTTTATCAATATGCATACGTTTCCAGATCAAACTTTTGACATGACAGGAGAGTATTATACTTTGCACAACTATGATTTAGATTCATATGATCGTAGGATAGCCATTATTGATTATAGATACACCAATAGCCGTTTGCACAACAACAGTGAATTTATTGCTGAACTAGACAAGCGTTGTAAGTTGCTACACAGTCAAGGCTTCAAATTTATAAAAGCAACTCCGTGGGAGAGTTTGGATAATGTAAACAACTATAGATGTTATCCTGAATATGACATAGATCATATCAAGTGGACTGGTGGCGTTAGTTGGTTTTGGTTTTACATGTATAGAAAACATTTACACAATAAATTGCAGTTCGATCACTCAGAAAAACATTATGACTTTTTATTTCTAAACAAAGAGGGACGTGAACATAGGAAAAAATTGTTGCGAAGTCTACCTAAGCACATTTTAGATAATAGTTTGTACAGTAATTGGCCCACAAAAAAACTTGATACAAATTATGAACTGCCTTGGTGCAAAGATTATCCTTATCGTGGCATGGATCAAGACATATACGAATTGCCATACAACCATACAAAATTTAGTTTAATATCTGAAACAAATGACAATGCCAATGAAGTGTTTATCACAGAAAAAATATGGAAGCCTATTATTGCACAACAACCTTTTGTGGTGCACGGCAACCATCTGTATCTTCAAAAAGTTAGAGAGATTGGTTTTAAAACATTTGCACAATATTTTGATGAAAGTTATGATTTGGAAATAGATCCTGACTCACGGATTAATAAGATAGTCACTTTGTGTGAGCAGTTGAGATCCATTAATTGGCAGGACCTATATCTACAAACACAATCTTTAAGACAACACAATTACGATAGATTGTTTGACACAGAATATCTGGGACGCCAAATTAATGCAACAATAAATTTATTTTTTGAATTTGTTGATCGCAGTTAAATTTCTTCTTGAGAATCCCAATCTATCAACTAATTTTACTGCTGATCCAGATTTGTCAACAGCAACAAAACCTTCTGGCTCTGTGACTTCTAATCCGTTTTCAGTCTGTTGGAAAGATCCAATTGCCATGGCTTGATTCATTTTCTGTAAAACAAATCCTTTCATTGATTGTACTTGCTTGTAGAAACTCAACATGTTTTGTAAAGGTGCTTTTAATTTGTTTAAAAACTGTGGCATTTGTTTTATTTTGTCTTGTCTTAGTTTCAAAGCCTTTTCTGCTTTTAATCCTGATATCTGTTGTTGCATTCGATCAATGTAAAATTTTTGAAATCCTTTGATAAATTGGTTGCTGTTGCCTGGTAGTTGTCCTTGTTTGACCATTGCGTTAATGTACATCTGGAAAAACGGTACAAAGTCTTGATTGGCTCCAAACAGATTACTTAGATTACGCGGAACATTGGCCAACAGTTTTTCTAGTCTATCTATCTGCGCTAAAAAATCAGCAGTCTCTTCATTTGTAAATTTAGCACTACCTGATACATCCTTATAAGTTGCATTATCAAAAAACACATCTGGTGATTTGGTAAAGCCACTTACGTCTGCGCCTCCTTGGGCGTCCATATCTTTCAAGGTATCACCAACATAGGTGGTATGGAAAATAATGCCTACCTTTGCTCTATCAATCTGTTCACCAAGTTCAGATTGTTCTGGAACAGCATATGTGATAGTGTTGGGTGTAAAGGTTAGATTAGGTTTGCCGTCAATGTTTTTTCTTGTAATGTCTTCGTCTGTGAATAATAGATCTCCTTGATACACACCTGACATACCAATCTTTTTGATATGCACTAGACATTTCAATAATTTTTGTCCTAGATCATCAGTGCCATGGTTATTGGCAATATCTTTTTTTGTGTAATTTACTTTGGCATTTTTAGCAAACACTGATTTAGTGCCTACAAAAAATTTACCATTATCAGGATTGATACCACACACCACAGCGGGTGCCCCGTCCCATTTCACTGACACACTTATTTTTTCTGAACTGGTACCTTTCAAGGTCAGTAACAGTCCTCGAAAATATTCTACAACTGCTTTGCCTCCTTCGAAGCCGTCATATAAGATGATATCTTCTATATGCTCAAGATGTGTTCTCTTGAATTCGTTGAGAATTTCTTCGACTATCATTGTTAATCCTCTTGATATTCGCCGTCTACAGTTTTGAGATTTTGTTTGATTTCTTTGTTCTCTTTAATTCTTGCTACACCTTTGGAAAATTTACTTGCATCCATGTTTTTTAATGCACTGTGAAAACGTTTTTCAAGTTTAAATGCTGTGTCTTGATCAAAGTTTTCTCTAATATACCCCATTAATCTTATCGCACTTTCTAATATGTGAGATGCACGACTTTCAACTACTTCTTCTTTGTCCTTCCGAAATGAAATATTGCCTAATTCTTCTAGTATACTTTTTGTGTTTCTTTGCATTTGTTGTATTTACTCTTTATCCTGTGTCAAAAAAG